CAATTGCATGTTGTATTGCTACAGTTAATTGTTCTTGTATAGCTCCGCGTCTGCCAAAATGTTCTACTACTCGATTAATTTTACTTAATCCAACTACATTTCCGTTTTCTGCTGGAATATATGCAACATGAACTTTGCCGCTAATAGTTTGGTGATGATGTGAACACATTGATGTTAATGGAATACCGCCTTCAAATACAATTCCGTCATACCCATCACTAGGAAATGAAGTAATGTCTGACATTGGTTCATATCTGCCTTTCCATAAATCGTTTACATATGCTTTTGCAACTCGATTAGGAGTATTAGATGAATTTGGATCTGATTCCCAAGATACTCCTAGTGCCGTTAAAAATAAACCATAATGATATGCAGCGTTATCAATTATTTGTTGTTTTTCTTGCTGAGTTAATTGAGCGTCAGGACCTTCTAAAGTTTGCTTTACTGCTAATTGCATTGATATACCGTTCGCATATCCAGGGGCAACTGTTTCTAGATGTTTTCTTGTCATAACTTGTTCTTATATTAATATAATATATTTTATTGGAATTTCAAAGTTTTATGCAAACTTATTACATGTTAGGATTGCCAGGTGTATCAATACCTGATGCATCATATTTTGTTGTATCGCCGAGTATTTTTAATATTATCTGATCAACATCATTGCCATATTTTCGTTGTAGATATTGTATAATTTCCGTAGAATCAGCATCTTCTAGTGCGAACCTAGCATTTAATACTGTATCGTACCGTTTAATGGCTTCAATATCATTAGAATCTTCTAAATCATTTAATAACTCTTCTAGCCAATCCAAATACATTTCAATAAAATTTTGAGGTCCTATTTCCTCAATTTTATTGATATTTGATGCATCATATTTTGTTTTTTGAATATTATTAAAGAATTTAGCATCTAACCAATCAGTGCCATATTTTTTTATAGCTCGTTGAAAATGCGGCAAATTTATTAATTTTGTTGTACCCGTAGTCATTTCAGCATCATAAAATTTATTATCTAATTTTACCCACGAATGGCCATTTGGATCATTTGGAAAATCAAAAGACCATTGATGATCTCCGCCAAAACGCTCTACAAACAATGAAGCCCACATATCACAATAACCATCGTTAATTTCTTGTGGAGTTAATGATTTGTAATCTTCCCTATATTCATCATTTATCCTATCAATTAATTGAGATTGGAATTTGTTATCAATATGTACTTCTAATAATAAATTTTTTAGTTTAATCATATTAATAAATATTATTCAACTTGGTATTATTGAGCTCATGTTTTGGCGTGTATGGACAATGCAAACAACCATTACCACAACATGATCCTCGTCGTACATGATATGATTCAGTCATTACACGATATCCGTCTTCATTATAGTAAAAGTCTGTTGGAAGCATCTTGTTTCCAAACTCCCTCACAAACGTTTGTTGTATCCAATCTTTTGATGCTGGTTGTATCATTATTTAATCTCACACGCTCCGCCTGCACAAGCCAATTCGCCTGATAGGTCTGTATTATCATCCAATTCAATTACTTGGCTCAAATCAATACCCTTCAAAGATTTCATCATTGTGTCATATGTTTCTTTGGTACAATCTTCAAATGGTGCTTGAGTATAGGTTCCTCCATTATATGGTAAAACTGATAAGCCGTTGTAATGATCTCTATTGTTCCACATCCAATCTCCTGCTAATTCCCATTCATCATCTTTCAATGATACTGTTGCTGATACATTGTGTGTGTTGTTTCCTGATCTATGACCTGGCTTCACCCATTCTAAATGAACTTTTTTGATTCGATCCAATAATTGAAATGGTGACTCGAATCTCATAATTGCTCCTTCTGGTGCCTGTTGTGGTATAGAAATTACTGCCGTGTCGTGTGGACGGAAATATTCATCTTCAATTAGCTCGGGATGATTTTTTGCTAAATACGTGTAAATTGCTTCATTTTTTCCAACACGGATTCTACGAATATAATAATCATTGTGCCAAGCATGTATTCCTGAACTTGTGCCTAATGTTAATGATGTTGTTCCTGCAGGCTTTACTGTGGTTGTTCGTGCGGATCGATTAATACCAATAAGTGCAGCAACTCTTTCATTTTCCGTTTTAACCGTTTTTGCTGCAGCTTTCATGTCATATCCCAATACCGTTCCAGATCCAATGCCTGTCATTGATACTCCAATAAGTGCATCTTTTTCAGTTGTACGTTGCCAAATTGGACGTAGGTAATGAAAGTTGGTATATCCTGCTTGCAATGTTCCAATAAATGCTGCTGCTCTAACTCGATTTTCAAAATCTTCTTGAGAATCAATGTCAGATGCATTTACTTCACATAGATTACAAAATTGAAATGGTCTTAAAGCAATCTCACAACATGGGTTAGTTCCCCAATCTTTATCATTTGTAAGATATATACCAGGTTCTCCTGCTCCAGATAATTCAACACGCTTCCAAAGATCCATAAAGAATTCTTTTGTTAATTTGTGTCTCATTAATGTAGCTGAATTATTAGCACGACCTCTTTGTGGATTGATTTCCCACCAATTACCTGATTTGCATGCAATCATTTCTTCATCATCCGCTGAAAATAATGCTATAAGTGCTGCTCTACGAATACCACCTGCTAATACTGCATCTGCAACATGGCAAACCATATCATGAACTTCAATTGGAGATAATTTGTCGCCATCTTCTTTTCCATCTAAAATTCCTTGCAATTTGATCAAACATTCTTTTAAAGGTTGTGGTCCTGGAGCCTTTCCTCCTGAAGTAACAAGTCTTGCACCTTTGGCACGAATATCTGAAAAATCAAAATTGTAAGATGATCCGCCAACGAAATATGATTTAACAAGCATCTTAACTGCATCAGCCCATCCTTCAATTGAATCTGCAATCAAATAACGGCGCATCTTTTTTGGATTTGGTTTATGTATTTCTGGTAATAATTCTACATGATGTTTTTGAACCGAATATCCAACACCTGTGCCTCCTAATAAAAGAAACATTGCTTCTCCAAATGCACGGTGGTCATCAATTGGCAAATATGCACAATTGTAAATTCGGTTGGGTGATATATCAATTGATTTCCCACCAAATTGCAAACTACGCATTGATGGCAATACTTTTTTTGCATATACAAATTCATATGCGGCATTGATTTCATCAACTAACGCCGGATATTTTTTAATATGCATTTGTTTGTTTCTTGTAACTAGTTCTTCCCAAGATTCTCTTCTATTGAGATTTGGAAGATATTTTGCATACTTCATGTATACCGTAATTTCACTTAAAATTTTGTTTGAAATGTCCATTGTTTGTAATCTCCTTGTTTGTATATGTAAATGATTTTAGATAAAAAAAGGGCGGAAATCACTTTCCTAACCCATTTTATATAAATATGTTTTTATCCTAAAGTTCCGCCTAAATCTTTGAACTTTTGTGCTAAATTTTTCTTGACCATGTTTTCTCCTGTTTTCATGATTTGTGTGGTTTGTTTTCCTTGTTGAGTTTGTGGTTCAAAGAATTGAAATTGTCCATTATTTGTATTAATTTTGCATGGCAATGTTATGCCATCAGGTCCAAATCTATTTTTAATAACGTGACCTCTACCCGTTCCTGACATTTTGTCTTCTACTTTTCTAGAAAGCGACATTAAAAAGTCAGCAACCATTACTTTTCCATATGATGATGCAATTTTGTCTGCTTCAATAATATCCTCTTCTAAGGCGCTTCTTCCTGCTTGTGATGCGGTCCATACTGGAATTTCATATTCCCCTGCCATACCACGTAACTCTTCGTACAAGTCCTCTAAGGCTTCGTGCTTGTCCTTTTTAATGTTAACTTTAAGCAAATCACCATAATCCACAATTACTAGATCTGGTTTTTTGCCGAGCATTATTGTTTTTTCTATATGCGCCTTTAAGCCCATTACTCCTACTGATTTGGTAGGAAAATATTTTACAATTAAATCGCCTTTAAGTGTTAGCATTTTTGCTTCAATGTCGTCTCGATAATTTTTTAAATTTTGTGCTGGAATTCCTGTAAATACTGAATCATAGCGTTGACCTACATAATTTTCATTGAGTTCCAATGTATAATGTATAACTGTTTTTCCGTCTTTTACTGCATTTGCTCCAATATTGATAAGAAGCCAAGATTTTCCAATACCTGCGGGTGCCATTACAACTCCTAATTCTCCTGGGGCTAGTCCACCATCCATCAAATCATCAATTACATCCCATCCGGTTGTTATTGTATGTCGTGCTGCTTCATTGTATCGTGCAGCAACATCCATTACATATTCCAATCCAATATTGGTATCAGCGCCGGCTTTCATGGCACTATCAATTTTGCTTTTTATTTCGTCAAAATTTCCATGTTTTAACAAACTAACCGAATCCATTATAGCTTGTTTAATTTCCTGATTCTTGCAAAATTTTAAAATTTCATCTTTTACAAATGTCAAGTCATCTGACTCCATATATCTGAACACATCTTTCAATTGTTCTAATACGGTTGCCTTTAATATGTCATTTTCAATTTCTGTTATTTTTACTTTTAAAACATCTTTGCTAGGCGGTGTTTTATATTCTCGAAAATGTGTTAATATGATATCTAATAACCAACTATTTGCATCAGACTCAAAATATTCAGCACGTATAATATCTGATATTTGCTGTAAAAATAGTCTATCCGTAAACATAGCAGCAAGAACTTTAACTTGAAAGCCCCAACCGTAGTCTGATAATTTATCTGTCATATAACAATTATAAGTAAAATTACTGTAAATTCAAATTTATTTGTGCGTTTGTTTTGCAAATGCATTTAACGATAACCAGGTATTAGTTATCCATTCCGGAACGTTTTTCATTATTGCCCACAGTTTATCTTCATAAAACATGCGTTGGAATTCTGCCCTATTTAATTCAGGTATTGGTTGTTCCATTATCCCACGTATTTTTGTGGCGGTCTGCGCAGGAATGTCTAACAATTTAATATTCATTAATTCACAATTTTGTTTTAGCGTATGTGAATTTTCTAATATTTTTGTAAATGTTTTGTAATTGGATGACTTTGCAGATACTGATTCAGTGCTTAATGCAAATAAATTATCCAATGTATATTCCGTAGATTCTACTAGTTGCGGAATTACTTTTAAAATGGTTTTTGGTCCTATACCATTAACTCCAGGAATATTATCTGACGCATCGCCTGTAAATGATCGATACACAACCATATTGTTTGGATGAACACCAAACTCTTCTATTACAGTATCAACCGAATACATTTTCTTTTTAATTGGAGACCAAATTTGAATTCGATCATCTACTAATTGATAGAAATCTCTATCCGTAGAAACAATTGTCATTTTTTTGCAAGTGTCTTGATACATTTGAGCAATATATGCAATTGTGTCATCTGCTTCAATTCCATCCATTGAAATAAATGTAACAGGCAAATTATCTAGATATGAAATCAATCGACTAAATTGATGTCGCATTGATTCTTGTTCTTGTTCCAATGTTGAATCATGATGATCGTGTCTGCGCAACTTGGTTTTGTTTGCTCGGTTCCCTTTATAATCTTTATAAATTCGTTTTCTTTTTGCCGAGCCGCCTCGACCATCAAACACAATGATGCATCGAGTAGGTTTAAAGTCTCTAATTGTTTTGCCGACTGAATACAAGAATCCAGAAATACCACCTACGTGATCACCATCTTCGTTATATGCCGGAGTAGCACCAAAACTTCTTATAAAGGTGTTTAAGCCATCAAACACCATGAGATGATCATTGACGTTTGATGGACCTAAACTTCTTTCTTGTTGTAACTCGTTAAATAATTTTTGAAACTTGTTCATTATCCTTCTTCATCAATTACTTCATTGACAATGATAACATCATCAATTCCACCATCGACACCTGCTTGATATTTGAATATGTAAGCATCGCAAATTCTTTTGTATAACCTGTCTTTCATTGCCGGGTTGTTGATTACCTTTTCAATGAAATCTTTGCTTTGGAATTTAACATCTCCAAAGATTTCTCCAGTTTCATGATCTACATCTTGCATTGTATACCATGCACCTGATTGTGCAACTATATCAAATGTTTTCATTACACCTAGCCATCCGCCCCAATTATCAATTCCACTATCATAATAAATTTCATAATCTATTTTACGATGTGGAGGCCCCATTCGGTTTTTAACTACTTGCACATTTGTTTTGCTTCCTACAATTTGTTCAGCTCCATTTACCTTTGCTTTAATTTGTCCTGTATTTTTAAGACGAAGACGAACCGATGCATGGAATGGAATTGCTTTACCACCTGATGTTGTCCAAGCATCACCAAATGATACTCCCATTTTAACACGTAATTGATTGGTAAATATCAAACAAATTCGTTCTCGTGCGATCCAATTGGTAACTTTACGCATTGCTTTTGATAAAATAATAGATTTGCTGGTTGCATATCCATCTTTATCATATTCAGCTGACATTTCAATTTTTGTGGATGCACCCATAATTGAGTCTACTACAATTGTAACTAAACGGTCTTTGTCTGATTTGCGTACACCTTCAACAATTGTTTCAATGGTTTCAAATATTTCTTCAATTGTTTCTAATGGAACATACAACATGGTTTTTAAATCAACACCAATTGCTGATAAAAATTCGGAACTAGTAGCCGACTCAGTATCAATATATACAGCTAATCCACCTTTCTTTTGCGTTTCTGCTAAAGTGTGTGCTGCTAATAATGATTTACCAGATGCTTCTAATCCGGTAATTTCAGTAATCCGTCCAACAGGAAATCCACCATATGGACGGTTTGAAATTGCTAAATCGAGCATTGAGCATCCCGATGATATCCATTCTTTAACATTGCTGGGTGAATCATCATCACCATCTAAAAAGAATGCAGTTTTTAATGCCTGCCCTTTAAATTGCTTGTTAATGCTTTCTGCTAGGGTATTTGCTAAACTGTCTTCCAGTTCTGACTTGCTTTTGCTCTTTGCCATTTGTTACTCCTTAATTAAATAGATCGTTAAATGCTGATGCAACATCCTCTACTTTACCTGCAATTGGTTTTGCAGTTTTAGTTGGAGTTGCTGGTGCTTCTTCAGAATCAACATCTGCGTCTGCATTTTCAGGATTCATCCATTCTTTAAGAGCTGTTTCTAGTTCTTCATAAGTTGGTTCAGGAAATAAATCTGTAATCTCTGGTTGAGTCATGATTTTTGTTGCAATTTCTTTGTCTTCCGTTGCTGCACTAGTTGCAGGCTTAACACGAATTGTTGTTTTTGGGAAATTTGCGCCTTCTGCTGGAGTAAATTCAACATCAATGTCACGTCCATTCATCAAGTCTGTAATGTCACCATAATCTGGATCTGAAACAATGCTTAATAATTCCGTGTAAATTTGTTTGCCGAATCCCCAAAATTTAACTCCTTCA